TTCACAACCTTGCTAACCATCTCGGTGGCCTGCCGTGCAGCCACTTCGTCATCCTCATTGTCCGCTACAAATTCAAAGTTGATATCACCATTGGGCGAGATACCTTTAGTGATAACTGCGGTAGCATAATCCACAGCAGGTTTGACGATAGGATGAATATAATCGATACCGTTGACAGGTTCTGTGCTTTGTGTTACTGCCAGTGCCAAATAATGATAATCGCTGGCTCTGTTGATATTGTTCTTTGTAGCCAGCAGTCGTAGATACGCGGCACATTTCTGGTCCATCATACCTTTCATCTTAAGAAAGCGGGCTTCTTTACTGTTAGGTGCTGCTATATCAGTAGATATAAAGTGTTTTAGATCAAGCATGTGTGTTTTCCATATGGCTATTGATTATTTAGCCCGTTGCTGGCGCGGGCGGGCCGGGCCCTAGCGCGATGCATCATATGTTTTCTTCCATGCCGGAGTCTCAGCCGGAGTGCGTGGGCGATAGAATTGTTCGCGAATTTCTGCCATCCGACGTCGAGGATCTTTGCCATCGTAGGGTTCTGCTATGCCTCCTAAACAGCCTAATAGGGCATAACGAGCACTATCGATGCAGTCGTCGGGGTCGCTAAAGCGTCCTTGCACATCTACGTAGTAGTTCTGTGCTTCTCTTAAGAACTCTACACAGTTTTCGTTGATCTGCATGCTGCCCAATTCCAACATCTGTCGCATGCTGTTGATACCAAAACTCTTGTGATTGGTAGTGCGGCCCTGTGCATCCGGTGGATTCATTATGGGCGTGGGATGCACATTCAATTCGTATTCCTGGAATAGAGTCCGTATGCTTTGGCTGCTCATAGTATAGCGGCCCGGTGTGCTGGCATCCGCGGGTAATACTATGGGGCAACCAAATACTTCGGGTCGCATGAGATGGTTGATATAGTTCATAGGGTTGGCTTCTTCTGCACCCTTGACCACTATCTGACTTTGCATCCAAGCTGATCTTTCGCGTGGATCCCAATACAGCAGGGTAATTACCGTGCGGTCATTGACCAAGCCCAGATCAAGAGCAATAATACGATGCATATTTGGTAAAGTTCTAAAATCATAATCTCCTGTCCTATACGTGGGCCACGTGGTCAATTGGAACACAGCACCCTTGCCCATGACAGGACGGCCGTGTTTACGTGCATCACGTTCGTGCGGTAAGTAATCTCTTTCTAATTGCAGCCGGGTCTCTTTGAGCAGGAAAGGTTCTCCCCATAGATCATATTCTGGAACATCATCCCAGCTGACTCTTATGTGTTGATATCCTTCCTCATGATTCCAGAACTTGCTGACCAGACCATTCAGACCTTTCAATGGCGTGAACGAACAGAGGACCTGACCCTGCGTGGTAGCGGTTCTCGTGACCAATTCGCTGAATATCTCATCCGGAGGTTGTTCATCGAATACCACCAGATCCAACTTGAATCCCTGTAGGTTACGCACTTCCTGTGTATAGTTACCAAACAAGAGATAACTGTTGGTGCCGGATGCATGGCGTATCTCTACACCTATAACGTTGGCTCCATCGCTACGCATGGTATCTTCTACTATGGTATGGCGTGGTATGGCTCCTGTGCCCAATTGGTCTCTCAATTTGACATCGCGAGTGCCCATGAGTTCTTCCTGCAATACGCGGGCTACCTGTTCCCATCCTTCACCGGCTACAAACACTGTGATGGGTTTTTCAAATCGACGTCCGGGCCACCAATCAGGATATAGACCCGTTAGGTGCATGGCAGTTTCGTAGCAGGTGCTGACGGTCTTGCCGATCCGGTTAGCGGCCAAGATGCCTCGACGTGCCGCGGCTCCGGTCTCAAAGAATTTCAATTGATGTGGGAATGGGCGGAAATATTTCAACTGGTTATGCCGCATGTCATCCGCGGTCGCCATGGCTAGATCTAAAAAGTTCTGTTTAGTATAGAAATCAAACGTGTCTATACCCGCCACGGTGAGATTGTTAAGATCGGCTACGTAGCGTATGGCACGTCGAGTCAGTAGCTGAGGATCTATCATTGGTCCAGCTTAAGATCTTCTCTCAATTGATGTAGATAGTAGGCCGCTGTGCTGAGAGCAGCCAACTCCGCGGCGCTGACTCGCCATGTCACTGGGCGGGCCACATCGACACCGTCGCGCTTGTCCAAGCCGGCTTGCAAGCGTTCCATGACCAGTCGTAATGAATGTTCGACCTGGCCAGGATAACGTTCAGCAAAGGCCTCGCCATGTGCGCGATTGACCTTCTGCATGATCTTAACGTCAGCGGCGGCTTCAGCTTCGATCCGTTCGCGACGTTCTGGGTCCATACGTATAGTGGACATGTCTTAACCCCAAGGGTTATCGATAATCGATTGATTGAGGCTGACGAATTCGCGATCGATCCAATGATCCCAAACTTTAAGTGTCTGCATCAATGCACGTAAACGTTGGCCCATGGGTGTAACGGAGCCATCGGCTCGCACTATCAATTGTTCTCCGGTGCGGGGATCGACCCATTTAATGATCTCAGGCCGTGTGCGACCAAACTTGTCTATCTTCTCTCCCATGGGGCGGGGTTCGATAGGACCAATTACTTCATAGGTAATCATACCATTGAGATACTTGCGAAAGGTCACATCTACTTTCATATCGCGACTACGGCATTCTGCATCCGGATGTGGAACAAATCTACTGTGGAAAGCATTCTGCATTTCTGTGGCTGGAGGCAAACTCATGTCACGTGTGGGCACCGGCCGCATGGGTTCTTCGGGCACCATGTCGTTCTTATCTAGATAAGGATTCTCATTGCCTATAAATTTAGGATCGATCTCGCGGCCATTCAATGTATCCATGGCGATCTGATACTTCATCTTATTGGCGCGACCTTTTAGGTTCAATACATGGCCGGTCTCATCGAATACAAAACGTTCCAATTCACGTGCTGTAGGAAAGTCTGTCATGAGACCATCGATGTCATAGAAACTCTCTTCGCTCGATTGCGCGACGAATTCTTCTATCTTAGCGAGAGTAGTGTTGGGATCGGTAATGGAATCTAATACCTCCTCCACGGGGCGGTCGTTCCATACATCGGTGGTTTCGGTTTTTTTCTTCATTGCAGTTCCTTTTCAATAGTGGGTGCCCCGGTTGAGGTCCGGGGCCAACCTTGAAGATTACTTCTTAAGCTTGCGTGGTTTTACTGTGGGTTGGATCGCGCCTTCATTCTTAAAGGTCTTGTCCTGGTAATCAGATTGTCTAGCAGCATAGGCCGTATTGATCATATCGGATAGACCACTGCTGCTGCTTCGACGTTCTTTAAGATTGGCAACTTTATCACCGGGGTTCATATTGCCCATGCGAGGGCCGGACTTTTGATTAACGGGTTTGCGATTGGGGTTTGCTGTGTGCATTTTAGTTTTCCTAATTATACTTCTATGCCAGGCGTGATATAGAGATCATGCACACCTGTGCCGATACCTATCGCGCTGACTACAACGTTGGCCTGTGGCACAGCGTTCTGTGGAGCGTTGGCCAGTGCCAAGTAAACGATATTACCTGGATTGATCGCAACGCCCGAGCTACTGACTGTGGCGTTGGGTAACGTGGAACCAACGCCAACGCTGACAAAAGCAGCATTGCCTGTGGTAGCACCAATATGATTGATACACAGCACCGTAATACCTGCACCGTTGGATCCGGTTATAGTAACGTTGGCGCGGCTGCTGGTATTAGCACTTAGATAAAATGTATTGCCTGTGGGTAAGAAAGCCATGTCAGTCCTCGCTCTTAGTATCTGATCTTGTCAGCATTAGCAGGCTGCTTCATCTTCGTGCCACCATTGATGCGACCGCCTTGGCTGGCAGTGGCAATGGTCTTGGCATGTGGATCGCGTGTAGCAGAACCTTTCATAGTGCTTGAGCTGCTGGCATTGCCCTTATTGGGACCGCTACCATAGTTCTCACGTGCTGTCAGCCCGCACTTGTTGCCGGAGTATTTTGTGTTTTGTCCGTAAGTCACTGATTCGCTTAGGGCTCCGTAGGGTGCGCTTTGGACGTCTGTGCCTCGGGGGTATTGATTTACTGAATATAACTTTTTCATTTTGTTTTCCTAGGGGTCGTATGCATATGATTATTTAGTCTCTGCGGGCGTAGAGCCGGCGACACGGGCCAATTGGCTTAATGCATCTGCGAATGCCTGTCTCTTCTCTTCGACTTGGCTCGCGGTATCTGTTACTTCTATGCTGGCTAGATCCGGCATCAATTTGTTGGCCAGGATCACGTGGTATTTGTGTGCTAACGCACTGTTGTTTTCACGTGCCTTGAGAAAGTCATCGATCAGTAGATCTTCATAGCAGTAGCCCGTGCGATCGTATAGTTTATCCAACACGGTCTGTATGGTGGCCAGGTTGATCTTGTTCTTACCACCGGCGGGACGTCCGGCACCCTCTCTTGCGCCGCCACGGGTAGAACTTTTAACCCGGTATCGCGCGGTTTTCGCTTTGATTGCTTTTTCCGTCATGATTACAATTCCATTCCTTATTGATTATTTAGTTCGATCGATTGGAACTGGGATTCTGGACAACATCATGATACCCTATTATCGATCGATCCATAAAAAAACCCACCGTTTTAAGGGTGGGTTCGAAACCTATTACACTTTAGGAGGTTTAGGTTTTAATGTTTATTTCGATTCCTTTAGTAATTCCAGTCTACGCACAGCATCTTGTAATATTAGGATTATCGCGGCCAACTGTTGATCTGGCGGGGTGGTCGCTTGGGCTTGTTCAGCAAGTTCTGTTATTCGTGTGTTCATTTGTTGTCCGTGTATGAAGAAAGCCCTTTCGGGCCTTCCTTTTTTATTTGTTTGCTATCTTTTCTAAACTCTTTGCAATGCTGTCTAAACTTTCTCCTAACCAACTAACCAAATTATATGTTTCTGTGTCAACTTCAATTTTTGATCTTCTATCACCTTCTAAATCATCTAATGCTCTTGCAATACTTTGTAATGCTTCAAGTGTTTCTACTTCATGTGCTGTGTTCATTGTGTATTACCTCCTTAGTGTTTAACAATGTGTAGTAATTATACCTGATGTTGTATTTATAGTCAAGGGTGAATCTTACCAAATCAACCAACAGAAGAAATCTATAGCACACTTGATCATGAATAATTTAACAGCCAATAGTAGTATACTACCTGCTGCTATGGCTGCTATTAAAGCGGCAATCTCCATATCTCTATGCGGCCTCCAAAATCTTAAAGTTTGCTTTGATACTCATTGGATACTTGACCCATTCGTGCCCATTTTCATTGTCATAACTTTCAACTGCAACTTCATTGGGATA